TAGAGCTTGGCGAACCCTTGAAGATGTTCACCGACATCGAGAAGAAAAAAGCGGAGGAGCAAGGCTATAGCCTGAACGACGACGAACGGTATCAGCTCCTTGAGGTGCACGTTGATTGGGATCTGGATGAGGACAAGGACGGCATCGCGCTGCCTTACGTCATCACCATCGACAAGGGCACGAACACCGTACTGGCGATTCGCCGCAACTGGGAAGAGGACGACGACCGCCGGCAAAAACGCCAGCACTTCGTCCAGTACACCTACATCCCTGGCTTCGGGGCGTACGGGTTGGGCTACATCCACCTGATCGGTGGCTACGCCCGTGCAGGGACGTCGCTGATCCGCCAGCTCGTGGACGCCGGCACGCTGAGCAACCTGCCTGGGGGCCTGAAGGCCCGAGGACTGCGGATCAAGGGGGACGACACCCCCATCGCCCCGGGCGAGTTCCGGGACGTCGACATCGCCTCTGGCGCGGTGCGCGACAACATCATGCCGCTGCCGTACAAGGAGCCGAGCCAAGTCCTGTCCGCACTGCTGGAGCGGATCACGGAGGAGGGGCGGAGGATCGCGGCCATCGCTGACCTGAAGGTCAGTGACATGAGCGCCCAGGCCCCGGTGGGCACCACGCTCGCCATCCTTGAGCGCCAGCTCAAGACCATGAGTGCCGTCCAGGCACGGGTCCACGCGTCGCTGCGGATGGAGTTCAAGCTGCTCAAGGCCATCATCCGCGACTTCCTGCCGGAAGCGTACCCGTACACGCCTGAAGGCGGCGACCGCGCGGTCAAGCAGGCGGACTACGACGTTGTCGAGGTGATCCCGGTCTCTGATCCGAACGCGGCGACGATGGCGCAACGGATCATGCAGTACCAAGCGGCGCTGCAGTTGGCGCAAGGTGCCCCGCAGATCTACGACCTGCCGCGTCTGCACCGACAGATGCTGGAGGTTCTGGGCATCAAGAATGCGGACAAGCTCATTCCGGGACAAGAAGAGCAAGCCCCTCGCGATCCGGTGACAGAGAACATGGCCGTGCTCCGGATGCAGCCGATCAAGGCGTTCGCGTACCAAGATCACCAAGCGCACATGACGACGCATCAGGCGTTCATGCAAGACCCCAACATCTCCGCTACGCTTGGACAGAACCCCGCCGCGCAGCAGATGATGGCGGCCCTCATGGCGCACATCGCAGAGCACGCCGCGTTCGCGTATCGGGCCCAGGTCGAGATGCAGCTCGGCGTGCCGCTGCCGTCCCTGGACGAGGAGAGCAACGCGCCTATCGCGCCGCAAGACGAGAAGGCGCTAGCCCCGCTGATTGCCGCCGCTGCGCAACGCACGTTGGTGCAGAACCAAGCGATGGCCGCTCAGCAACAGGCTCAGCAGGCCGCGCAGAACCCCGAGCTGCAGATCAAGCAGCAAGAACTGCAGCTCAAGGCGCAAGAGCTTCAGCGCAAGGAGGCCGACAGCATGCGCGACTTCCAGATCGCGCAGCAGAAGGTGCAGCTCGAAGCGCAAAGGCTGGCGCTGGACGCCCAGAAGAACCAGGGCGAGCCCCCGCAGATGAAGGCCATGCGGGCGCAGCAAGAACTGGCAGAAAAGGCCGCACGCTCCAACCAAGACCTGACGCACAAAGAGCAAATGCACCGCATGAAGCTCCGGCAGCAGGCTGAACAGCGCGCAGCAAGAGCGCAGCAACCCAAGGGCCGGGAGTAAACATGGCGGCCACCGCGTTCGACGTCCTTTTGAAAGAGATCGAAGACAAGCGCGAGTCTATTGGTCGTGCCGTAATTGATGGCGCGGCCAAAGATTTTGCAGAATACAAGTCAATGACGGGCGAAATCCGGGGTCTTTCGCTCGCACATTCCTACATAACCGACCTCGTGCGAAGGATGGAACATGAAGATGAATGAGTTGCTCATTTCCGATGGGGAAAGCACGACTGTGCTCCCAGAGGATGCCGCTGAAAAAGCCCGACAGGTGCCTGATCCGACGACGTACCACCTCCTGTGCATGGTGCCAAAGGCGGAAGAAGAGTACGAAAGCGGCCTGATCAAGGCCGGACAAACGCAGCACTATGAAGAGCTGCTGTCCCCGGTGCTTTTCGTGGTCAAGATGGGCCCCGACGCCTACGCAGACAAGTCGCGGTTTCCCAACGGCCCGTCGTGCAAAGTGGGTGATTTCGTGCTGGTGCGCCACAACACGGGCACGCGGCTGAAGATCCACGGACAAGAGTTCCGCATCATCAACGATGACTCGGTCGAAGCAACCATTCAAGACCCGCGCGGCGTGAAGAGGGCGTAAGGAGTAGCACATGTCTGAGTTCAAGTTCCCTGACGAGACCGAACAGCCGGTCGCAGAAGACAAGGTCGACTTCGAGATCGAAGGCGAAGACATCGAGGTCGTAGACGACACGCCTGAAGAAGACCGTGGCCGTCCGCCGATGACGGAGCCGCCGGCAGAAGTGACCGACGACGAGCTGGAGAAGTACAGCGATAGCGTCAAGAAGCGCATCCAACACTTCTCCAAGGGTTACCACGAGGAGCGCCGCGCCAAGGAAGCCGCGCTTCGCGAGCGCGAAGAGGCGCTGCGCTTCGCGCACAAGCTCGTGGAAGAGAACAAGAAGCTCCAAGGCAGCCTTGGGCAGGGCCAACAGGCGCTGCTTGAGCAGGCCAAGAAGGTCGTCGCCAACGAGGTCGAACAGGCCAAGCAGAAGCTCAAAGAGGCGCACGAGGCGTTCGACACCGAAGCCATCATCGAGGCGCAAGAAGAACTCACCGCCGCCAAGATTCGGGCGGAGCGGGTAAACAACTTCAGGCCCACCCCTTTACAAGAAGAGCGACCTGTTGTACAACCCGCTCCGACACCTCAAGTCCAGCCGGATTCCAAAGCACTTGCGTGGCAGAAAGCCAATTCGTGGTTTGGGTCCAATCGCAGGATGACTGCGCTGGCGATGGAGGTTCACAACGAGCTTGTGGGAAATGGCATCGACCCGACGAGCGACACGTACTACGCGCAGATCAATGCCGAAGTGCGCAAGGTTTTCCCAGACGCGTTCCCCTCTGAGAAGCCGAGCAAGTCCAAGAACGGTATCGTCGCCCCCGCTACGCGCAGCACCGCGCCCAAAAAGATCGTGCTGACGCAGACACAAGTCAGTCTTGCCAAACGGCTAGGACTCACGCCTGAGCAATACGCTCGGGCCGTTGCGGAAGAAATGAGGAAGCAAAATGCTTGATGCAAACGCGCCTGAAAAGCAAGGCCGCAAGCCCCGTGATGCGGATACCCGTGCCGCCGTTGAGCGACCCAAGCAGTGGCTGCCCCCGCAGACGCTGCCTGATCCCAACCCCGAGCCTGGGTACGCCTTCCGGTGGATTCGCATCAGCACGCTGGGGTCGAGCGACCCGAGCAATGTTTCCGCCAAGCTCCGCGAAGGCTGGGAGCCTGTGAAGGCAAGCGACCATCCCGAGGTTCATGTGATGGGGGGCAGCGCGGGCCGCTTCCCGGACAGCATCGAAATCGGCGGTTTGCTGCTTTGCAAAACCCCCATCGAGTTTGTTCAGCAACGCGATGCCTTCTACCAGCGACAAGCTGATGGCCAGATGCAAAGCGTGGACAACAGCTTCATGCGCGAGAACGACCCACGCATGCCGCTCTTCCGAGAGCGTCAGAGCGAGGTGAAGTTCGGACGCGGTTCGTAACTCAAGGAGTCAGTAAATGGCTTATCCCGTCATCGATGGACCTTACGGTCTACAGCCGGCGAATCTGCGTGGGGGCATTCCCTTCGCAGGCTCGACCCGGATGATCCCGATTGGTCAGGGCTACAACACGGGCCTGTTCGCAGGCGACGTCGTGGGCATCTCCAACGGCAACACCATCATCACCCCGTACAACGCTGACACGCAGTCGGCGGCAGCGGCGGGCGACATCATTGGCGTGTTCCTCGGCTGCGAGTACACCCCGGTGGGCGGCCCGATCTTCGGCAAGCTCCGCAACGAGCAGTGGCCTGCCGGCACCAATGCGCCGGACGCCGTCGCCTACGTGCTGGACGACCCGAACGCCCTGTTCAAGGCGGCTGTGGTCACCCAGGCGCAAGGTTCGGCCAACACCCAGGCCAACACGGGCACGACCATCGGCTTCATGTCGCCGTCGTTCGTCGGCTCCAACGCCTTCCTCGTCGCCGGCAACCCGGGCAGCACCACCACGGGCAACTCGGCAATGGCCGTCTCGGGCGCAAACCCGACCGTGGCCTCGTCTGTCGCCGGCAACATCCGGCAGACGGTCGGCACCGGCTCGGGCACCGCGCCCGCGCTGCGTGTGGTGCAGATGGTCCCGGACACGGCGGTCACGGTCGCCACGACCCTGACTTCGTCGCCGTCGGGCGGCACGACCTTCACGGTCGACTCCGTCACGGGCATCCAGCCCGGCATGCAGTGCGTCATCGCCGGCATCTCCGGCACGACCGCAGGCTCGCCCGGTTCCAACCTGACGGTCACGGGTGTCGTCACCAGCACCAAGACCATCACGGTCAGCGCCAACGTCACGGCCGGCAGCGGCACCACTGTCTCTTTCGTGGGTTACCCGGAAGTGATCGTGGCCTGGAACTTTGGCTACCACAGCTACCTGCTGGCTGCTGGCGTCTAAGGAGCACAAATCATGGCAATTTCTCGTGCCCAGCTACTCAAGGAACTGCTCCCTGGACTGAACGCCCTGTTCGGCCTGGAGTACAAGCGCTACGGCGAAGAACACAAGGAAATCTACGAGACCGAGACTTCCGAGCGTTCTTTTGAAGAGGAGACCAAGCTCTCCGGCTTCAGCGCCGCCCCGGTGAAGAACGAAGGTCAGGCGATCCGCTACGACAACGCGCAGGAAGCGTGGACCGCTCGTTACAACCACGAGACCATCGCGATGGGCTTCTCCATCACCGAAGAGGCGATGGAAGACAACCTGTACGACTCGCTGTCGGCGCGGTACACCAAGGCCCTTGCACGGGCGATGGCGTACAGCAAGCAGGTCAAGGCTGCCGCGATCCTGAACAACGGCTTCAACGCCTCCGTGACCTACGGTGACGGGCAGGCCCTGTTCTCGACCGCGCACCCGCTGACCAACGGCGGCACCAACAGCAACCGCCCGTCCGTTGCGGCCGACCTGAACGAGACCTCGCTTGAAGCGGCAGTCATTCAGATCGCTGGCTGGACGGATGAGCGCGGTCTGTTGATCGCCGCCAAGCCGCGCAAGCTGATCGTTCCCCCGGCGCTGATGTTCGTTGCCACCCGACTGCTGGAGACCTCGCTGCGGGTCGCCACGGCCGACAACGACATCAACGCGCTGAAGAACAACGGCTCGATCCCGGAAGGCTACACCGTGAACCACTTCCTGACGGACACCAATGGCTGGTTCCTGACGACGGATGTGCCCAACGGTCTGAAGCACTTCGTGCGCGTGCCGCTCAGCACCTCGATGGACACCGACTTCGACACTGGCAATCAGCGCTACAAGGCGCGTGAGAGGTACAGCTTCGGGGTCAGCGATCCGCTCGGCATCTACGGAAGCCCCGGCGCAAGCTGATCGGCTTCGGCAGAAACCACAAAGGGGGCCTTGCGCCCCCTTTGTTTTTGGGGTATAAAGGCCCCGTTCCGAGACCTTCTCCAGCCCGCCGACTGACTCGGCAGACCTCCCTCAAGGACGGCGGGCGCAAACTGAGGAGCCGTCATGGCAAACACCACGTTCAACGGACCCGTGCGGTCACAGAACGGTTTTCAGACCGTTTCCGTCAATTCTTCCACTGGTGCTGTCACGGTTACGGCTACGCTGGGCGCGACTACGTCGGTTGATTCTCTGGCTGTTACTGCCAGCGCCTCGATTGGCAATGCCGCTACTGACACGGTCGGTTTCTACGGCGCTACGGCGGTGGTTCAGCCTGCCACGACGGGCACTACGACTGGCTTTACCGCTGGATCGGGCACCGCTGCGCGGGCAGACAGCACGTTCACCGGCAATACGGGCACTGCGGCCTACACCGTTGGCGACATCGTCAAGGCGCTGAAAGACCTCGGCCTGCTTGCCGCCTGATAGGGGGCCGTCATGCAAACTGACGTCAAAGCGGCGTACACTGAAAGTGACGCTGCAGTAGTCACGTTTCGTACCCGTGTCAAGGGGCTGTTTGTCGTGGTCAACTCGGCCGGTGCAAACCCCGTGGTGCTGTACGACAACGCCTCGGCTGCGGAAGGCAACGTGCTTCTCAAAGCGGGCGCCAACGCAGTTGGGGCTTCGACGGTGCTGGTGCCTGGACAAGGCATTGTTGCGCAAAACGGCATCTATGTGGATACCGGCAGCGCAGCACAAGTGACGGTGTTCTATGGCTAAGACGCCTGCTTGGCAGCGCAAAGAAGGCAAGTCGGAAGCCGGCGGTCTCAACGCCAAAGGCCGCGCGTCTTACAATAAGGCCAACCCAGGTAAGCCGGGGTTGAAGGCGCCGCAACCAGAAGGTGGTCCCAGAAGGGGCTCTTTTTGTGCCCGCATGAAAGGCATGAAAAAGAAGCTTACTTCTGCCAAAACCGCCAACGACCCCAACAGCCGTATCAACAAATCTCTGCGGGCATGGAACTGCTGAAATGAAACAAGAGCTTTCAGAGTCCACAAAGCACGTAATCGATGCCGTGTCTGTTTTTACCGTGGTGGGTACGCTTATGGAATTTCTACCATCCATCGCCGCAGTATTCACCATCATTTGGACAGGCATTCGGATTTGGGAAACGGACACCGTCAAAGGGTGGTTCGGGAGAGAATAGTGCCGGTCAAGTCTGAAAAACAGCGGCGTTTCATGTACGCTTCGCTGGCGGGCAAAACGGATGTTTCTCCGAGTGTAGCCAAAAAGTTTGTCGGGCCAAGTGCCCATGCCGAAGGAGGCAACGTGAAAGAGTCCAAGGCGATGATGAAGAAGGAAGTGTCCTTCATGAAGAAGAAGGGCGCCCCAAAGTCGATGCTCAAGCACGAGATGGCCGAAGCCAAGGGCAAGGGCTACGCCAAGGGTGGCGGCATCGAGTCCAAGGGCAAGACCAAGGGCAAGACGGTCAAGATGATGGACGGCGGGAAGTGCTGAGATGATGCGCTCTACTGGCAGCGGCTGTGAACAGCGCGGACTGCGCAAGTGCAAGGTGGTGTGATGCGAGCATCACGCGGCATGGGCAGTATCCGGCCGGAGCTGAAAAAGCTCGCTAAAGGCGGCGAGTCCAAAGTCAACGCGGCTGGAAACTACACCAAGCCCGGGATGCGTAAAGCGCTCTTCGAGAAGATCAAGGGACAGGCTACGCAAGGCACCGCCGCAGGTCAGTGGAGCGCGCGTAAGGCACAGCTTCTTGCCAAGCAGTACAAGGCCAAAGGCGGAAGTTACCGAGACTGACATGAAAGCCCCGCAAAAAAGCCTCAAGGCGTGGACGGAGCAGAAGTGGCAGACCAAGTCGGGAAAGCGTTCCTCGGACACCGGAGAGCGCTATCTGCCTAAAGCCGCGATTGCTGCGCTGAGCCCCGCCGAATACGCAGCAACAACGCGTGCTAAGCGCGCAGGCAAAGCGGCAGGTAAGCAGTTTGTCAAGCAGCCCAAAAGCATCGCAAAGAAAACGGCAGGTTTTAGATGACCACCTCTGGCGTCACCACGTTTGACCCCGACCTGAACGATCTGGTCGAGGAGGCGTTTGAGCGCTGCGGGTCAGAGCTTCGCACGGGCTACGATCTGCGTACAGCGCGTCGCTCGATGAACCTGATGTTTAGCGATTGGGCCAATCGCGGCGTCAACTTGTGGACCGTGGCGCAGGGCACGATCAATCTCAGCCAGGGCGTCAACAACTACCCGCTGCCGGCCGACACGGTCGATCTTCTGGAGCACGTGATCCGTACTGGCGCCGGGAACGCTTCGACCCAGGCGGACTTGACCATCACGCGCATCTCGGTCTCAACCTACTCCTCGATCCCCAACAAGCTGCAGCAGGCCCGCCCCATTCAGGTCTGGATCAACAGGCAGGCACCCATCCCGAACATCACGGTGTGGCCAACGCCGGATCAGACGGGCGTGTACCAGTTCGTGTACTGGTACTTGCGCCGCATTCAGGATGCGGGCGAAGGCGGTGTGCACACGCAAGATGTGCCATTCCGTTTCTACAACGCGCTTGTCGCGGGGCTTGCATACTACCTGTCGATGAAGATTCCCGGCGCATTTGAGCGCATGGCGATGCTCAAGCAGCAGTACGACGAAGCCTGGGATCTGGCGTCAACTGAGGATCGCGAAAAGGCGGCAGTTCGGTTTGTTCCCCGGCAGCAATTTATCGGGTGACGCATGGCTAATAGATTCGCTAATGGGCGTAAAAGTTACGGATTTTGTGACCTGTGCGGCTTCCGGTTCGACCTGAAGAAGCTCAAAAACCTCGTCGTCAAGACGAAGCAGACGCAGATCAAGGCGTGTCCGCAGTGCTGGACGCCGGATCATCCGCAGTTGCAGCTAGGGATGTACCCCGTTGCAGACCCCCAGGCGCTTCGCGATCCGCGTCCGGACACGAACACGTGGTATCAGTCCGGCACCACAGGGCTGCAGACAGCGCCTACCTCTGGCACCGGCCCCGATCAGGAAGGCTTTCCGGGTGAGGGCATGCTGGTCTACCAGTGGGGGTGGTCTCCTGTGGGCGGACCCCGGGACTTCAGCGACGCGCTGACCCCAAATTGGTTGGCTTCTCGTGGAGAAGTCGGTACAGTCGTGGTTGCCACGAGCTAAGGAGCGATGATGAAGAAGATGACCCCGCAAGCCGCCGTCAAGAAGCACGAAGCTCGGATGCATCCGGGTAAGAAGCCGTCGTTCAAGAAGGGTGGCAAAACCGACGCGGATCTGCTCAAGTACGGTCGCGGGATGGCGAAGGTGATGAACCAGAAGGTGGCACCGTGAAAGACACCGGCAAGATCAAGAAGCTCTCTCCGCCCCATCTCAACGGGCGCGAGATGGTGCACGACCTGAACCCGTCCATCGGCAATGTTGCAGGCAAGCCGTATCCTGCTGCCAAGACGTCTGGTGTTGTCGTGCGAGGGACGCGCAACCAGACCAAGGGTCGGATGGCCCGTGGCCCGATGGGGTAAGCTGTGGATTACGCCTCGCTTCGCGTAGCCGTTGAGGACGCGGTAGAGAACACCTTTACCGACTCCGACTTCGCCACAATGACGAAGTTGGCGGAGCAGCGCATCTACAACTCGGTGCAGCTCCCCGCGTTGCGAAAGAACGAGACCGGCACTCTCACGCAAGGCAACAGCTACCTGTCCGCACCGCCTGACTTTTTGTCCGTATTTAGTCTGGCGGTCATTTCTAACACGGGAAACTACTCGTATCTGCTGGATAAAGACGTCAACTTTATTCGCGAATCGTTTCCTAACCCCAATGTTCAGGGCGTACCAAAGTACTACGCCATTTTTGGGCCTCGTAGCAACGATCCCCGAGAGCTTACCTTCATTCTCGGCCCAACGCCCAACGCCGCGTTGGCTGTTGAGCTGCACTACTTCTACTACCCAGAGAGCCTTGTCACCGCCAACACCACGTGGTTGAGTGACAACTTCGACTCCGTGCTGTTCAACGCGGTGATGGTCGAAGCGGCTCGTTGGATGAAGCAGGAACAAGACATCGTGGCGATGATGGACAAGGAGTACCAGCAAAGCTTTGCGCTGCTGAAGAACCTTGGCGATGGGAAGAATCGCCAAGACACCTACCGTAGCGGTCAACTGCGTCTGTCCGTCAAATGATCATCCAATCGATCACGAACTCGTTTCGAGAGGAGATGCTCAAGGCCGTCCACGACCTCGCTACGGACACGCTTAAGCTGGCGCTCTATACGGGTTCGGCCAATCTATACCCCACCACTGCAGCCTACACACCTGTAGGCGAGGTGGTCGCCTCTGGGTATGTTGCTGGCGGCGTCGTGCTTACCGGCGTGACAATTCAGGTAGCCGCAGCCAACAATGTGCAGCCGTCGGTTGTGTATGTTGACTTTGCTGACGCAGTGTTCAATGCGGCTCTTACCGCTCGCGGCGCCCTGATTTACAACGCCAGTAAGGCGAACCGCTCCATTGCCGTGCTCGACTTTGGTGCGGACAAGACGTCTACCGCCGTGTTCACTGTTCAAATGCCGCCGAACACTTCAACTGCGGCACTGCTGCGTTTCCCGTAAGGAACCACCATGATTGAAAAAGCTAAGGCCGTTGACACCGCAGTTGGTGGGCTGATTGCCAACACCGGGGCTCAAGAAGGTGCGAGGGCCACGGGAAGGTACACCGTCGAGTGTTTTGATAAGGACGGCAAACTCAAGTGGGTTGCCGAGTCGGACAACCTCGTGGTCAACGTCGGCCTGCAGTACATGGCTGGCGTCGCACTGACCGCCACTGCGCAGAGCACCGTCTGGTACTTGGGCCTGTACGGCGCCGCTTCCTCCAACAATCCGGCCGCAGGCGACACGATGGCGCTGCACACCGGCTGGACCGAAGTGACCGCGTACAGCGAAGCCAACCGCCCGACCGCGCAGTTTGCTGCGGCCACCAACGCCAATCCTTCGGTGGTCACCAACACCGCGAACAAAGCGGTGTTCTCCATCAACGGCACTACGGTGGTTGGCGGTGCGTTTCTGACCAACAGCAATACCAAAGGCGGCTCTACCGGCACGCTGTTCTCTGCCGCAGATTTTGCTGCGCCAGGAGACCGCTCGGTCGTCAGTGGCGACATCCTGAACGTCACGTACCAGTTCAGCCTCTCGGCGTGAGGGTGACTTGTGTCCGAAGGCGGCTGGGGCTCAGGCACCTGGGGGCAGGCGGGATGGGGCTGCTCTGTCTATGCCCGGGACGCCGCTGAGACCGCAGCCGGCGCAGACGCAGCCTCTGCGCTCGCTGCCCTTCAGTCTGTTGTCGTTGACGCGGCTACAGGAGCGGACAGCGTCTCAACGACACACGCCGCCCTTTGCGCCCTTGCAGAATCTGCTGTGGGCGCCGATACTACGGCAGTCTCGGCCGAACTCTTTGGGGTCGTCTCCGAGTCTTCTGCAGGCAGCGATGCGACCGCCGCAACTCCGCAATACGCATGTGCCGTTTCTGAAACTGCCGCCGGAACTGAGAGCGTCTTTGCTGCGCCTGAATACGGCGTTGCAATTTTGGAGACGGCGGCTGCGTCGGATGCGACGATTGCAGCCTTTGGGTTCTTGTGTTTCGTTTCTGAAACGGCGGCCGTTTCAGACACCGCTGCAACAACACAGGCTGTTCAGGGATCAATTTTTGAAGCGGCAAGCGGCGCAGAAAGCATATCCGTACTTTTTAGGCCGCAAGCCGTTGTTGATGAGTATGTCGTATGCGTCGACAATGCTTCTGCCGAGGCAGAATTTTTCGCACGGATTGAAGAGTTTACCAGCGCGGTCGACGGAATCGTCGGTTCAAGACTCTGGGAACCTGTTGACGATACGCAAAACGTCGTTTGGTCAGATGTAAACAACACGCAAAACCCTAACTGGCAAGACCTCAACAATGTGCAGGGCCCGAATTGGCAAAGCACAAACAACCTGCAAACACCCAGTTGGCAAAGCGTGAATGATACTCAGACCACCGGCTGGGCGGTAGTAAACACGAATTAGGAGCCTTGAATGCCGACCACCTATACCTCGCTTCTTGGGCTGGCGCTGCCGGCAACAGGTGAACTGTCGGGCACTTGGGGCTCGACGGTCAACACCGAGATCACCTCGCTGCTTGACACAGCCGTTGCCGGCACGACGACGCTGTCGACTGATGCCGATGTCACGCTGAGCACCACCACGGGCGCGGCCAATCAGGCGCGACAGGCCATCATCCTGTGGACGGCCAACGGCACCGTCACACGCAACATCACGGCCCCTGCTGCGAGCAAGACCTACGTGGTCATCAACGCGTCTGCCGGCACGCAGAGCATCGTCTTTCGCGGTGTCGGCCCCACGGCGGGTGTGACCGTCGTCAAGGGCGAGTCAGCAGTCGTCGCGTGGAACGGCTCCGACTTCATCAAGGTCAGCAACACGAGCGGTGCCGGCGCATTCACGAACCTCTCGGTCTCTGGCACGACCACGCTGTCGGGCCTCACGGCGTCTACCGCGTTGGCCCTGGATGCCAGCAAGAACGTCGTCTCCGTGACCAACACGGGCACGGGCAACAACGTCCTGGCAACGTCCCCGGTCCTGACCACGCCCAACCTGGGCACGCCTTCGGCAGTCACGCTGACCAACGCTACGGGCCTGCCGGTGTCCACCGGCATCTCTGGCCTGGGTACGGGTGTTGCGACCGCTCTGGCGGTCAATACGGGCGCCGCTGGGGCCTTTGTCGTCAATGGTGGCGCGCTCGGTACGCCGAGCAGCGGCACGGTCACCAATCTGACCGGCATAGCCTCGATCAACATCAACGGCACGGTGGGCGCCACGACGCCCAACACGGGCGCCTTCACCACGCTGACTGCTTCGGGCGTTGTCACCGTCTCC